AAAGTACCCCGTCCTCGATAGCAAGCAAGGTGATTTCCCACTTTAGCGTAGTAAAGTGCTAAAGTGCTAAAGCGATAAAGCAAGACAGCACTGCTTTAGTATGCTAAAGTGCTAAAGTGGTGAAGTGAGTACAAATAATTGGACAGATAATGAGTACAAATAATTGGACAGATAAAGTGTACAAATAATTGGACTAATAGAAAATAAAAAATAATACCCTTACGCGATAAAGAGCAAAAATATTTAGTTAAATAGAATTAACAAATACATAAAAGAAAAATATAATGTTTACAAATTATTCATTGACAATGGGGGTGTAGTGTGGTATACTATATATAGAGTTAAGGGAGAGGACAAGAAAAGAAAACCTTAACGAACAAAATTTTAAAGTTGCAACGTGGCAACAGAAAGGAAATGATTATAATGAGAATTAGAGTAATTCAATATGTGGACGGTTTTATAAAATATGATGAGGTTTATGAGGGATTCACATATGATGAGTTAAAGCGTGAAATGGACGAGCTTAAAGGTGAGGCATTTGACTATTATGAAATGGAAATAGGTGAGTAACATGAAAATTAATGGTACAGAGGTTAAGGGTATTAAAAAAGCTATAGGTGAATGGAATAAAGATAATACAAATAAAGTTATAATTTATTCACAAGTTCGGTATGAAGTTATAGTAAAATCAAAAAAATTTTATGATAGAGTTATTAATAAAATATACGGAGCTGATTGTTTGTTTGTTGATTTAACTGCTATAATTAGTGATGTGTATCCACCAAATTATAAAATATCTATGGTAACAATTCAAGCAGTATTAAGAGAATATGTTTTATAAAAATATCCCTCGTGAGAAAAAAACTCACGAGGGATATTTTACGCTCTTATGCTGATAGTGTGTTTACTTTGTGCATTTATCCAGTTTCTAACAATTTCACCTACTGAATTATCTGCATAGAATACACGATTAAATGTTATTAAATTATTAATAAGTTTATGCACGTCTGTTGGCTGTTCTGCTAATGATTGAACGTGTAAGGGGTTTGTATCAGTTTCAAAACTGTATACAACCCTCTTTTTTAATTCGAGGTTTTCCGTCTTTGTCTGAATATTAAAAAATAGAAATACAGTATTTTCATAATGGATAATATTACAAGCAATAATATCATTGTCAAAGAATATGTAAGCTCTATATACAATATTTTCCTTTTTAATTTTAAATGGTGCATGAGGGTAATTCTTAATTTCCCATTGCCCCGTGGTTATCATTTTCAATTGTGGATTATCAAAAGCAAAATATTTACTAACTTTTCCAGTCTGTCCTTTGCTGTCTGAGTATTCAAGAGCGAGTGTTAATTCGCTGTCACCATATGTAAATAATTTCAAGTCACCCTGTTTAATGTCTGAAATTTTACCTAAACCCATTTCGGCAAAGTACGGGCAATACTGGTTTACTGTATTTGCTATCATGTAAATAATAGTGTTATCCCTATCACGAATAATTGATGATAGCAAGTTAGTAAATGTAACAAATTCATTATTAAGATAAAAAGAACGGGTCATAAATTCGTCAAATAGTATATATTTAAAGTAGCCGTTGTCTGCACCCTTTGTGCGTTCCCATGCGTTTAGGGAAAAACACTTACAAATACTTTGTTCACTTTTTTCTTCGGTATTTGTATTATATAGGTAAAATTCTCTATTTTTGTATGTAGTGCTGTTAAACTGACCATTGGATAGTTTTTCAATTAATGCTGAATGTGGTTTAAACAAATTTTGGATATTTTTCGGCATAATTTCCTCATCGTATCTTCTAATATATGCCAATCTAAAATTATTTTTGAAATATCCTTCTATTTCCTGTTTACATACTGCGTATGTTTTACCGTTTGAACGCTGTCCTATAATTAAATTGTATAGTGCGTTTAACTTATTAATCTTTTTTAGTGAATAGTATTCATTTTTCATTAAAATCACACTCCCAGAAATTTGTAGCCAATTCTTGGCTTTTCTCAAATAATGTATGCTCTTTTGCACCGTTACCGAAATTTGTACCACACATTAAATAATATATGAATTGTTCGGATAGTGCCATGTTATAATCCTGTTCTTCCATGTGTATATAGGTATTTTCTGCCACTTCGGCATAATTTCCCATATAATCTTTTAATACAATTTTGTAGGGGTCATTAATATATGTTAATGTATTTTTTCCAGTATATTCTTTAGGTATATACATTTCATTGTCAAAAAATTCAAACGGTTGCAACGTTGCAACTATGTACGGAACGGCACATTTTTTATTTAGTCCTGAAACTGTAATATTAAATTTCCCGTCTTGCTCATAAGCGTAACGTTTTGCACCTAATGTCTTAAATTTTGAATAAACTCCCTCAAAATCCCACACCCCTAAAGGTTTTTCAATGCCTTTAATGGTTTTAGGTTTAGCTAAATTCAAATCAATTTCATAATAGGTCAATGCTTTGTTAATCTCGTCAATACAATTTTTGTTATATTCATTTATCCAGTTTTCATAATTTTCATAGTTTAAAAATTTTATGCTATCTGTGTCGCAATAAATAACATCGTCATTAATTTTCAATATACCTTTAAAGAGTTCGTGTCTAGCCCATGCAGTAATCCACACACCCCACTGATATACTAATACTTGTTTTTTATTCTTTATATAATTTTCTTGTAATGCTTCTGTAATATCTTTCTTTTCCGTGTTCCATTCTTCACCATTAAAAACAATATCATCATTAACGGGGTTGGTCACACACATTCCGAACAAACTATTTAACATACCTTTGCCAATTAAATATTCAACTTCTTTTCCCACCACACCTTTTAATGTAGTCTTATCATTGTAAAATTTTAACGCACATTCTATAATTTGTTTTGGCAAATATCCATAACTTGACGTGTAAAATTTGCCAATTGACAAATGTTCATAAGAATAAAATTGCTCAAAATCCTTAAAATCAATATCCGTAAAATATGTAAATATCCTATCTGCCGATACAATTCGTCCATTATCAACAACAGCATTATCACAAACAGAACATTTTGAACGTGATATAATATGATTACATTTTTTAGCAGTGACATTAGTTAATTCAACCTCAAAAACACATGGATAATTTTTAATACAATATCTAAAATCTGCTAAATCTTTTATGTGAGTTTTTGTAAATGGTTGCATTGGATATTTTTTTCTTATCATAACAGAGGGATAAGAACTTGTAAAATCGATACTGGCAACATTTTCCAGCACCATTCCTACATACATATAATTCGCATGAGTATATCCACCCATGAAACTTTTGTGCAACAGACAAAACAAATCTTTATCAATTGGGGCTATCTTCTTAATTTTTTCTCTATATTTTGGATAATATGTATGTTTCTTAATGTAGTTTTGGCAATATTTTCTTACATATCCTGTTTTAGTTAATGGTATTTTTGTTATATCATTATCATTTTTTGCCATTTCTTCAAGTATAAAATAATGTAATATTTTAACATCATGTTCACAATATCCTAGTTCTTCTTTTGTTAGTGGAGTTTTCCATGTTCTTACAAGTTTATAATTCAAATCACCTGTTAATTTTTGTATTTTTACGCTTGTCAAGTCTTCCGCTGTTTTTGCCAAATTCATTCCGCTAAGCATTAAACTACATTTCAGGTCAAAACAATCATTCATAGTACATTTAATAGGGTGACGTGCATTTCTAGCGAAAACATCTTTGAACCGTTCATGGCCGATTAGAAACTGGAACTCATATCCTAAATTGTGAATATATATTATAATTCTTCTGTATTCATTTAATTGTAATACTTCTTTTAACTTATTCAATGTAAAGTCGAAATCTTCCCATGTTCTACCATATACATAATTTCCATTTAATGCAAACATAAAAATGTACATACACGCTCTTTTGTTTTCACCGTCATAAAATGACGAAGTTTCAATGTCAAACGCAAAAGGGGCGTTATAATATTCTATATACTGGTTATCCCTTGTTTTTGTTGTAACAGTTTGTAAATTACTATTTTTAAGAATGTTAAAATCAAAATCATTCACATTTATCAACTATTACACCCCTTTACAAATAGTTGCAACGTTGCAACTATTTTAATGTTTGTAAAAAATTTCGCATTAAGTCATTCATGTCGCTTTCAGTTTTTGCTGATTTTTCAAGTGTGTCTAATACTGCATTAATTTCATCATCATTAAACCCTTTTGTTACCATATCACGCACAAACGTTTGAGCCGAATCACTATTAGATAGCTGTTTTAAAATAGCATTATCTCCATAAAATTCTAGTACACGGTCAACAGTCTCATCTTCAATTTCCAGCCGTAAGGCGTGTTTATGAATAATTTTTTTTGTGTCAGCCACACTCGTCTGTTGACCTAAAAACTGTCTAATCTGTACATAATGTTTTAACAACTCTGCACGATTTTCGCCTTTCGTGCCTGTTTTAAAAAAGTTCTTTTTAGTCGAAAATTTGTTCTCTTTTAGAAATGTATTCCATTTCGCCATAATTATAGGGTTTTTCTTGTAATACCCACTTTTTTTCAATTGGCTAAGGCGTAAATTTGCTTTACGCCCTTGCCTTAAAATCTCCGCTTTCAATTGCTCATTTGTTAAACCGCTTGCAAAATGTTCATTCATCATACAAATACACCACCTTGTAACATATTTACTATATATTGTCTTTCACTGTCCGTACATCTGAAATTAATTTCAGGATTGCTAACAACTGTAAACCCCTTAAAATCTGATAGTTTTCCAGTTTTTTCACATGCAAAACCTATGGTTCTTCCGTAATTATCAGGTACATTTAAAATCGGTCTGTCAATTATGAAATAACAATGTTGAGGTTGCCACGTTGCAACCGACGGAGAACTTGCACTCGCCTCTTGGTAATTAGTACCAGTTGCAAAGCCACTGTATAATTTTTCTGCACTGCTAACCATACCGCCAACATTTCCGCTAGCGATTGACGATACACCACCAACAGCACCACCGACTACATTTCCAATAACTGTACTAGCATAACTAGCACTGTCGTTTCCAGTCATTGGAATCGATACACCTACTACTCCATTTCTGTAAATAAAAGGTATATCGTCTTTAAATACTATGGCAGTTCCTGCACCTGTGGTATAGTCAACTATCATTTTAACCGATATTCTATGCCCCATAAATTCAGCCGTTGAAACTGGTACAACCCCGATATATGGTATATATAATTGTGCTGTTGTGTATGGTTCGTAATCTAGGAAATTTTTGAATTTAGTAAAAAATGTGCATTCACCTAAATCAATTAAACTGTTTACTTTTTCTGTTAATTTGATACCTGATACCCCTGTATCAGTTCTGCCAATAACGATATTTTCTGCCCTTGTAGCAGAATTTTTCAAAGCAACGTTAAACGGAAAAAGTCGTAAGTCAATAATACCATTCATGGGGTTTTCGCCCATTAATGCTAAACCTTTTACAATTTCTTGAAATTTAGTTTCGTCAGCATTCCACAAAAAATCAGCTAAATTTTTTACAGTATTTGCATTAACTGCAAAACTCCGATTGAAAACATTTACATTAGACAGTGTAGGTTTATTCAAATCTATTTTGTCGGTGTAGTTATTCGGGTCTGTATTACTGATACCATTAAATGGATTATCCTGCCAATCTGTAGGAGTATCCCACGTTGTTTGAATTTGTTTTGCATTTTCTGCGCCCTCAGAATACTTCCCTGTAATTTTTCCGTCGTCTGATATAATACCGCAATATATACCATTTTGGTTTAGATTTTCCTGCTTTGCTAAATTTGCCGAAAATGTGTAATATGTTCCCATTCTGCTATATAATTTATGAATGTTTTCGATACTATAATCAAAAACTGGTAAATATCCCGTATACACGTCACTACCAATAGCGAAATATATTTTATTCCACAAATCAATAAAACCTAAATTCGCATAGTAATAAGTATAAGTATTAAAATAATTAACGTTTAAATCCTCACACCCATAAATAAATGTGTTCAAAATAGCGTGGTCTCCGTCTGAACTGCCAAAAAATAGTGCTCCGTAAATGTCATAATTATCCACTATAGAATTTTTTGAATATGTGCAAAACGGTATTATATTAAAACCTTGACAGCGTTGTCTGTCACCAATCTCCGCTCTAAAATAATATGGAAGTGCGTATATCCCTACGATATGATGTGTATTTTTATATGTGGTTTCAAATGTTTGTACGTCTACGTCAATTCTATCACTAAATGACGATACGTCACCCATATCAGAATATTCAAATCTATACGCTATCACTCGAACCAAAAAAAGAAAATCTTTTAATTTATACTCAGTGCCAAAATAATAGCCTAAATTATCACTCTTGGTACTATCATATGCCATTCTATAATATGTAGTCTTAGTTTGGTTAGCAATTACGGGGCGATTTTGTAATGTATCTTCAGTATTTAATCTGCCAAACATAGCGCATACACCGCTCGGAGCATTTGTGCCCTTTACAAATTCAGATTGATGAGGTTTATTATATCCACTTCGCACAAAATAATCGTCAGGGGGGTTAAAATCAACCGCATAAAAAATCGTTTCATCAATGGGGTTGTTTAATTGTAATTTACCATTATCAATTAATTCTTTCATTGACTGTGTGGTTTTTATTCCTTTTAGATACTCTAATGATATACTCCTATCACTGGAATAAATTTCTTTATTTAACTTCATATGTTTAAACCCCCATTTTCTGCTGTTCCTTGATTACTTCCGCCACCTGCCACATTTAGCACAAAATTGTAACTATTTACCGTGGCACTGTCAAGATTAAAATCTCCCCCAGTAAATTCAATTACTTTCATTTCCTTATTACCTTTTAATGGTAACATTGTATCAGGGATATATGTGCTTCCAATATTTTCATTTCTAGTTACTAGAAATTCACTAGATAGCAATGCGGTTGAATAGGTAAATATATCAAATTCACATTGTAAAATAATAGTTTCTGCACTCTCAACGTCTGCCGAAATTATATGATAAAACCTATCAAAAAATGGTATATATGTCATATTTGCGTTAAACGTTTCAGACGTACAAAATAATCTTATACGGGGTGTAAAACTGTTCATAGTATCCAATATTTCACAATTATACTCAACTGCGTTTGTTACTGTTTTTTGAATAGTTCGTACATCTTGCGAACATTGATACGTTGTTATAATTGGCATTTTTTTCTCTCCTCAATATAGTTGCAACGTTGCAACTTTTTAGGGTTGCAACGTTTTAACTATCATTTTGTTATACTGTTTTTGGTGCATCTGCTACTATAAATACAACACAATTTTCCATTGTATCATTGAAATAGCTAGCGTCATACTTGTAAAAATAGTTCCAGTATTCGCCCTTTGGATTGTAAATGCTAGTTACTCTCGGATTAGCATTGCATACCATACATGCGTCACGGTCAAAGATAGTTCCAATAATACCTGCCTGAGATACCTTGTTACCGCTAGCAGTTGTAACATCAATTTTGGAAATTTCTGCAAAATCGAACGTTTCGCCTGTTCCACTGCCCTGCCAGTATGGCACCTCTGAATAACCTGTCAATTTTACAAGGTCATTGTGGAATGTGTCACTCTGTAGGTAAACCTCAGCCGTATTTACAAATCTTGACAAAAGCACCATTTTCATGTCACTTTCTGGGGTAAAAGTTGTGTAACCGCCGTCATTGAACAGCATTGAGGGACGTTGAATGTACTTGATGTACTCCTTGATTTTTCCAATAGCGTACCTAAGGAAATCCTTATCCATAAGAGCGTGGTCTGCTTTCAGGGTCTGAGTAAACTCTGTGTTATACATTGTCAAAAGATTAACAACATTGTTATTGCTGTGTATCTTCTCTGCAATAAGATTATTAACAGTTCGTGTTTTAAGTATATCATTTGACAAAGTGAGTTTAAAACGTATTCTGTTTTCAATCATAGCAAAAAAGCTATTCATTTCAGCAGGAGAATTAAATGCTGACTTGACCTGCATTTCTGTAAATGACATCTGCACTTCATATGTTACCTTGCTGTCATAAAATTTTGACTGCACGTCAGGGGCTGTAAATACGAATGGGTCATAACTCTGACCGTTTGTCAATTTCCAACTGTCATTCTCGACTGCGTCAGGCATTTCACAGCGAACTTTTTGCATTGCCGAGCCGTACTCCCATGAATCCGTGAGTATATCGGGGGCAGTTGAATTGTAAACACGGTCAACAAAAATCATTCTGCCGACTTTATCAATCAACTTGCGAACGTAGTTGTCAACGTCCGTGGCTTCCAAAATCTGCTTGCCCATGTCGACAACATTGGTCAAATCTTCCGTTGTTACGGCACTTTCGCCGATTATTTCCTGCTGTACATCATTTAGTATTGTAGCAATTTGTGTAACTTTCATTATATTGTACCTCTCTTTATTTCCTCACCCTTTAGGCGATAATAGTGATTTAGTTTTTTCTTTAACGTGTTATCAATCCCTTTAAAACATGAAAATTTATCTTTGATAACATTTTCATATTTTAGCCAATCGGCAAGACACAACCAAAACACGAAATCATCACTATATAAAATATAGTCCTTTAAATCTTCCTTATTTTGGAGTGTATCTACTACTACTTTTAATACGACTGCTCTTGCAAGATTTACATAATTTTCCGCATATGTTGGACTTCTCACTTTTTCCATTATTTTTCCTCTCTTTTCTAGTTGCAACGTTGCAACTTTTTAATATACACCAATTAGAATTATATCTGCTATTGCTTTAGCAAACATATCAACAACAGAAAACATTGCTAGTTCTCGTTCTGACTGTATCATCTGTTGTGATGTAGTAACTCCTATATTACCGCTTCTTGTAAATTCATGCACGGTTTTTTCATTTCCTGCCGTGGTAACTGTAGTGTCTATATCCTGCGTGTCGGTATTAGTTCCTGTATTAGTGGTTTTGCTATCATTAATAAAACTGTCCGATTTGTCAAAAGTTGTTTTTCCAGTTGTAATTGACGTATCAAGCCCTACGGTATTTGTATTTTTACCTTTGTTTGTTTGCGTGATGTTTGGCGTTCTTGTGTCAGTTCCTTTTTCTGTCATGGAATAGTTCTCAATGGGATTATATTCCAATGATAGAGTATCAACTAACTTGTCGTATTCGTACTTATGCGATTTACCATATAATGCTATATAGTCGCTTGCCTGTTTTACCATATTGGTATTACTTGTCGTATTTTCATTATCATAATACTTATAAAAATCACGTTCGCCGAACTTATTTGCAAAATAGAAAAACATTTCATCAGGCGACAAAATTGCGAATAATTTTAACTCTTTTGATATTTTATCAAAAATAGTTTCTATAGTAGGAAATACTTCAACCCATTCATTCAGCGTTATCATCTTTTTCATTGTCGGTCTCCTCTTCTGTTGGTTCTTCCTCTGTAGGCTCTTCCTCAGTTGTTACTAAATCTTCCCATTCAGGGGAAATCTCAACACTAATATTAGTATCAAACATAGCGTTAATTTTATCAACTGCCTGCTGACGGTTATTTAGCATATTAACAACATTTACAAATAATGCACTATCATTAATATTAACCTCTGCTGTGTTTAGCCGTTCACGTTTCATGTTAAAATTTGCATTTACGCCAATGGAATTGTAAAAATTAGCCAACCAAAATTGATACGTTTCAATCGTCTGTTGTAGGATTGTAGCAACACTTGTATTATCTGCCATTTTTATTGGTGAAATACAATTTAATATTGTGTCGTCAATCATAACAGCAGGATTACCGTTATATAACTGTTTTAGAACTTTTTCCCCTGCAATTCTTACGGTATCATCTTTGCACAAAAATGCTGTCTGCACTCTGCCGTTTTTCAATGCACTGGAAATTGTAACCACGCAATCAGCTAACATATTAGCGGTTAGTGTCAGTATAGGGTATAAACCTCCTGTCATTGTTTGTGTGGGGTATTTATCCGTATCACTGTTAAACATTGCCACTCCGTCAACGTCTAACTTTACAATTTTACTTCCTAAAATTGGATTTGCAATAACAAATTCTGTAGGTAAATAATATTCGTTAGGATAACCGCTATAATTTCCATTTAGTGCATATAGCTTTCCCTTGAACTCGGTGAAAACAACTCTTCCTGTTACAAATAACCAAAAGTTCATTATTTGTTCATCAATGGTGTCGGGTAGATTTTTCCATGTAAACATATTGATAACACGATTTAACAGCATTTTGTAATAATAATTTGTCAATTGTGTTTTGTCTATGTTTGAAACTCCGAACTCACTCCAACTCCACGGCTTTATTTTTGAACCCATTTTTTCACCCCTTTCAATCGGTTGCAACGTGGCAACTTTTGTTACCACGTTCTGCCGATTTGTTATTTACTGTATCTGAATTGAATAGAACTCGCCGTTAGTTGACTTGCCCTTTACAAATCTTACCTTGACTTCTTCGCCGTCGTTAAGGCAGTCGCTGAGAATATCTGCCAACTCTTCCATATGGTCTAGGCAGACCTTTGACGAGAACCCAAACACGCCGATGTCGGTAGCTATGTAGCCAATATCACACGGCTTCTTATCTCTATCCAAGCCCCCATTTTCTACCACTGCACAACCTGAAACAGTGTGCCACTCTACCGCTTCTGCTGTCTTGATTGAAATACTTCCGCTCTTTGCGTTAAATATGTCCTTTTTTGTCATGTTTACGTTAAATCCGTTCATGTTTAAAACCTCTTTTCATGTTTTGTAATTTGTTCAATATTGTATGACCGTAATATATAATAGTTATGTACGTTAGATAACAATAGCGGTTTAGCGCTCTTATTTTATAAATGTTAATTATTATCAATTTGCCTGTTGTATTGTTAAATGCTCACATAACGTATTATCTGTTAAAAATTAACTATTTTGTCAAGAATAGCTTCATAAAGGGCGTTGATTAGCTTTGCCCCTGCTATTCCATTTTCTTTTTTTTTCAGCTTCCGCAGAATCTCATTTGTAGCCTTTTCAGTGCCTTTTCCGTATATGCCGTTGAAGTCAACACCTGTACTAATTATTTTGCAGGTTTTTGCAAGTTTTAACATCATTTTGTATGCGTAAACACCTGCATTATTATCTCCACGCTTTAAGCCTGCAGTATCAAAAGCATTGCCCTTATATCTCAGCACCCCTAAAAAGTTATGGTATGTATGGCGTTCTTTTGCTACAAAATTATGTCCGTTGTAATTCTGGTCATAACTGTAAAAATAACCTATAGTACCCTCACCTGTTGCAATTGAGATATGCCCGATATTGTCAGATGATTTAAACACACATATATCCCCTTGCATTGGTACAAATTCTGGGGTATTTGCAATTTTTGTAAAATTCTTTACAAGAGCCGATACCTCATTGAAGCGTGTGAAATACTGTTGTGCATTGAAATTGTATGGATAATATGTAAAAACGTTAAAACATTTCTGCATATAGTCGTTTACTAAATCACAACACTGATACGGATAAACTCCGTCAAACTCTATTGACTTCCCAAGATTTCTGGAAATATATTCCTTAAATGTCATTTTTCTTTTACCTCTAAATCTGTTAATCTATGGTTGATTACCTTTATCTGTTCTTCAACGACTGGTAAACGCCGAGCAAAATTGTTATGTTCTGCCACTCGGTTTTCCAGTTGTTGCACTCTGTACTCTGTCAACTTAAACCCCGAATAACTTCCGATACACGTGCCTATCAGGGATAGCACTGCAACAATTATGGTACTCCACATTATACTTTACCATTTTTTGAGAACTGAGTGCCGAAGTAAAAAGCAATGACCGTTGTAAATACTGTCATATACTGTTCACTTGTTATCTTCCCTGCTAGTGATAGTAGACAGAAAACAATCGTTAGTAGGATTGTTACGATTGATTTTATTGTTATCTTCATTCTTATCCTCCCATTGTCGAACACCCCATTGTTGGCAAACCGCTTTCATACTTATATATAGCGGTTATATCGCCCAAACTTACCTTAACCCTATAAGGGTACCGGTCTTTTTTAGGGTACTGAAATTCTGAAATCCCTTGGGGCTGTATATGCCCTTTTTCACAGTGTTTAGCGTCGCCTTCATTTTCAAAACCCGCACCGCATACATCACAAACAAAAAGTGTTTTCATTTTTATTTACCTTCCTTTCTATCACACTGAGTAATTAATACTCAGTGTGCTTTGTTGTAATATCAAAACTCATGTTAATATTTTCGATATTTTCTCTTTTTTCCATAAGCTTATTGACCCACATTGACAGTTCTTTAAGATTTTCAAAATGTGCCAAATCTCTCGGATTTTCCTCTTCATTAGTTGCGACGTTGCAACTCTCAGCGGTTACCGCTTCCTCAACTTCCTCTTCTATTTCCCCGAGTTCCTCTTCCTTTTCCTCAACCTCGGCTTCCTCAGTGTCCTTCATTTCAAGTGCCTTGGTGTTGCTGACAAACTCTCTCAACTGCTTTATCGTCATATCGGGTGTAATATTGCCGTTTTCGATAACCTCGTTATCAAGGGTTACAAGGGTTGCAAGCTGATTGAATGTAAACATTTCAGCGTTGAGCGGTGAGTTAATGTCAGTTATGAACTTATCAGATACTCTTCTCATACGGCTTGCAGTTGACTTTGTGATGTTAAACATTGTCATGGTATAATCGCCGAAGTCACCGAAATCGTCCTTCCATGTACCATTGTTGTATATCTCCGCAAGGTCAGTGCAGATAGCCTTCTTGTTATCCTCTACGTTTACCATTCTTGTAAAGATACGATGAGTGCTTTCTTTAAGTGCGTTGTTCTTGAATTCGTTCATAATGTTTGCGCTCTCTGATTTAATAATGTTCTCCATGGTAATTTCCTCTCTAGTTGCAACGTTGCAACTTTAAAAATTTTATTTGTTAAGGTTTTCTTTTCTTGTCCTCTCCCTTAACTCTATATATAGTATACCACACTACACCGCATATGTCAATGAATAATTTGTAAACATTATATTTTTCTTTTATGTATTTGTTAATTCTATTTAACTAAATATTTTTCCTTTTTATTGCGTAAGGGTATTATTTTTTATTTGCACTCGCTTCACCGCTTTACCACTTTACTACATTAAAGCGTTGCTGTCTTGCTTTATCGCTTTAGCACTTTAGCACTTTACTACGCTAAAGTGGAAAATCACCTTGCTTGCTATCGAGGACGGGGTACTTT